ATATGGAACTGGTGAATACACTTAGAATGAGTATGCACCAATGGTGTAGGGTGTTTGGCCTTCCAGCAGTTCTATTTGATGTTGATACATCATCTTATAACAACTATCAAAACGCAATGCGTGATTTGATCACCAACACAATTATACCAATGTGTTGCCAGTTGCGTGATGAATTAAATAAATTCTTATTGCCACGTTACGGAGAGGATATGTTCATTGACTTTGATATTACTGCACTACCTGAGATGCAACAAGACATGGAGCGTATGGTCCGTTCACTTCGTGATGCCAACTGGTTGACATTTGACGAGAAGCGTGTTGCAATGAATTACCAAGAGAAAGAGGGTGCATTTGAGTATGCTTATATCAATAGCGGCTTAATTCCTATTGAGCAAGCAGTGATGGACTTAACAATACCACCAAGCGAAGAAGAAGATGACATGGGATCTGACATGGATAACATTGCAAACTACAGACGAGGAGATTCATCAACAAACGATGCTGAAATATCCCAAGCTGAAGAGCGAGCAACAATGCGCAGTAGAGAAGAGGATGATGACATCATTGAGGATAGCATATAAACAAAAGTGCATCGATGAACGCGAAGCAAAGAAGCGAATATTGGGTGAAGTTTGAGAGGCTTCGTAGGCAACTCGATGCAAAATATAGTTCTTTATTTCAGAAGGCAATTAGCAAAGACCTAGAGAAAGTAGCTAGTGATGTGAGGCTTTATGGTACGGGTGCTGCACAAACACTAATGGGTGCTTACGCTTGGAATGATGAGATGATGAAAATAATGATGCAACTTTATAGAGAAGCAGCAGTATTATTTGGTAACGCATCATTTAGAGCAGTAAGAAACATGAGCCAAAAAGCAGCAGACCCATTTGGGCTGAATAATGACTTTGTTACTACCATCATGCAATTTTTGGCGCAGTATGGCTTTATGCTTGTAGCAGACATAACGCAAACAACAAAAAAGCAATTACTCGCCATCATTAACAAAGGAGTTGCAGAGGGACTTGGTATAGATGAGATCAGTAGGCAGATTGTACAAAGTGATGAGCTAGGATATGCAATGATGAGGGCTAGAAGAATAGCAAGAACGGAGGTGATGCGTGCAAGTAACTATGCCGCAATGGAAGGCGCAAAATTGCATAACTTTGAAGTGGATAAAGTTTGGATAGCTAGTCGTGATATAAGAACTCGTAGGATTCCAAGAAACTCTTACGATCATTTTCACATGGATGGTGCAACAGTTCCTTTTAATGAGCCGTTCACATCCACTGGTAAAAAAGGTGATACAGTTCTAGCTGCACAACCTGGAGATCCAAATGCTCCAGCAGGCTTCACGATCAATTGTAGATGTACGGTTGGTTTTGTTCCGAGAAGAGATGAGAACGGAATATTAATAATGAAAAGATAAAATATGCCAATATACGCTTGTTCAAATGGTAAATATGCGATTGGAAAAGATGGAGAATGTATTTATACATCACGTGATAACGCGGAGCGTGCCTATGCTGCTTATTTGGCGCAAGAGGGAGAGAAAAGTTTGGAGTTAAAAGAAGAGACTTATAACGATTACCCAGAGGCAGCTACTAACAATGCTAAAAGAGCAATAAAGTGGAAAGAGGAGAATGGTAGCGATTGTGGGACACCAGTAGGTTGGACAAGAGCTAATCAACTTGCAAATCGTGAGAAATTATCACGCGATACCATTGCAAGAATGGCATCATTTAAAAGACATCAACAATATAAAGATGTGCCGTATGAAGAGGGTTGTGGCGGGTTGATGTGGGACGCTTGGGGAGGTGATGCGGGCATTAATTGGGCAATTCGTAAATTAGAGCAAATAGACAATAGAAAAAGCATGATATACAATTACAAATCATTTAACCTAGAGGTTAAAGATGTTGATACAAAGCAAGGAGTAGTAACTGGATATTTTTCCGCATTTGGTAACGTAGATAGCGATGGCGATATAATGATGCCAGGCGCATTTAAAAGATCAATCCAAGATTGGGGGCCAGAAGGGAAAGGAAGAATAAAGCATCTATTAAACCATGATCCATCTAAGCCGCTTGGTAAAATACAAGTATTAAAAGAAGATGAGTACGGACTTTACTATGAAAGCAAGGTTGGTACACATACTCTTGGCAAAGATTATATAAAGATGATTGAGAGTGGACTTATTGCAGAACATTCAATAGGATTTAAAACATTAAGAGAGCAAAAAAGTGGAGATGCAAACCAAATCCATGAAGTAATGCTTTTTGAAGGTTCAAGCCTTACTGCATGGGGAGCTAACGAAGCAACTCCATTACTAGGCATGAAGAATATGAATAACATTGAGCAAATACAAGATCAAATCAAATCATTTGAGAAATTTATCCGTAATAGCGATGTTACCGATGAAACAATTGATTTGTGTATTTTAAAAGTTAAACAACTCGCAGAACTTGTTGAACGTATGAGTAGCACAAAGGCAGTCGTTGAGACACCAGCGCAGCAAAAAGAAGAAGAAGTTCCAGTAGAGTCATTTATAAATATTATCAATAAATTTTAAAAGAATTAAAATGAGCGACATTAAATCATTTGAAGCTGCTCTTGAAGCCAAAATGGCTGAGCAGAAAGCTGAAGTAGCTCTCGCAACAGAGAAAGCTGCTAAAGCATTTGAAAGCAAGGTTGAGGCTATCAACGAGCAACTTGCTAAAAACAACAAAAGCGTAGCTGAAGCAAGAGAAGAAGTTCTTGCTGCTAAAGCTGCTCTTGGTAAAATTGGTGCTGCTGAAACTAAAAAAGTTGCACAATCTTACAACGAACACATTAACGAGATCAAATCTGCAATCGGTGAAGCTATCGTAAAAGGTTACGATTCTATCAAAGAAGCAGTTAGATCAAACGGTAAAGGTTTCAATTTCGAATTGGATCTTAAAACAGTTGGCGTAATGACTGAAGCGGCTAATCTTACTGGTAACCCTTATGTTTCTTATATCAACTCTCCTGCACTTCGTGCATTTGTAAACCCACACCTTCGTTCTATTTTCAACATCATTCCAGTTTCAACTGGTTCTGTAAGTTTTCCAAGAGGAAACTCTCCAGTTGGTGAAGGTTCTTTCGGTAAGCAAACTGAAGGTTCTGCTAAAGCACAATTGGATTACGATGTAACAGTAGTAAACAAGGTGTTGCAATTCATCGCTGGTTATGTAAAGGTATCTCGCCAAATGGTTGATGATCTTCCTTTCTTGAATAGCTATTTGCAGCAATCTTTGATTGAAGATTTCCAAAGAGCTGAAGATACATATTACTTGAATGATTTGGCATCTAGCGCAACTGCTGGTTCTTCTAGTGGTGCTAACACTGCCGAGAAATTCGTAGATTATGTAGCTCAATTGGGTGCTTCTAACTGGCAAGCAAACTTGATCCTTACCACATTTGCTGGTTGGGCTAACGTTTTGAAAACTGTTCCTTCTGGTGGTTCTTACTCTGTACCTGGTGGTATCACAATTGATAACCAAGGTAACATCAGAATGATGGGTATTCCAGTTATTCCTCATAGCTTGGTTACTGCGTCTAAGGCTTATGTTCTTGACACAACTAAGTTCTCTATTGCTCAACAAAGCGGACTTGCAGTTCGTTCAACTGAATTCGATCAAGATGATTTCGTAAAGAACTTGATCACTTTCCGTTGCGAAGCTCGTTGCGATTTGATGCAGTTTCAACCATCGGCCTGCATTTATGGTGCAATCTAAGGTTGATTAATCTTAAATATTGGGAGTCCCGTAAGACTCCCTTTTTTTTACTATGCCATACTCATATCACTATTTCAAAGACAACTTCAAAAGTCATTTACAAAAGAATTTTGCATCTAATATTAAGATATTAGATGTAGGCCCAGGATCAGGCAGCTATTTTGATCTTCTTTGCAACGATTTTACAAATATTGATGCAGTTGAGGCATTTGAGCCTTATATATATCAATTCAATTTACGAGATAAATACAAAAATGTTTACGTTCAAGATATTCTTGAATTTAATTATAATGATTACCAATATATTATATTAGGTGATGTAATTGAACATCTCAGTATAAGAGATGCTCAAAATTTACTCGCTAACATTTTTATGAAAGGTATATATTGCATGGTAGCAGTTCCATATTTATTGGAACAAGATGCGGTTGGAGGTAATGTTTATGAGATACATAAACAACCAGATTTAACACCAATGAATTTTAGAGATAGGTTTCCAATGATGGAAACTTTTAGATATAACGGCCAATACGGAATGTACTTTAATTATCAATACTTATGAATATAGTTTGCTCAATACATCTTTATCCACCAGAACATAATTGTGGTGCTGAATGGATGTTACATCATATCAATAAATACTTAATTAGTAAAGGTCATAATATTAGAGTGCTTTTACATCAAGCAAATCAATATAAGATTAAAAATAATTATGTATTTGACGGAGTTGATGTTTTCCCTCCAAACGATAATGTAGTTGATAATTTGATGCGGTGGGGAGATGCAATTATTACACATTTAGATTATACAAGATGGACAATAAGTGCAGCTAAACTTTATAAAAAACCAGTCTTTCATCTTATTCATAATAGTCATTTATATCCTGAAATTGTAGATGCAACTGCCAATCAACACGTTGTGTATAACTCTTTTTGGCTAAAAGATAAATTGCAATATAAATGGGATAACTTTATATTGACGCCTCCTGTTGACTATCGGTATTATGATTTGAAGATTGATCCGTCAAAAAGTGAATACATAACACTGATAAACACCAACGAGAACAAAGGCGGTAAGATATTTGAACAAATTGCTCGTGCATTGCCAAATAAGCGGTTTTTAGGCGTTTTAGGGAGCTATGATCCTCAAATTGATGGAAACCTTCCAAATTTAAAAATAGTGCCTAATTCGCCCGATATTGCGCAATATTACAAGCAAACTAGGATATTACTAATGCCAAGTGAATATGAGAGTTGGGGCAGAACGGCTACGGAGGCTTATTGCTCTGGAATTCCAGTTATAAGTTCAATGGCCGAAGGACTTGTCGAGAATTGTGGAAAGGCTGGCATTTACATAAAAGATAGGAATGATATTAAAAGCTGGGTTAAAGCAATTACTGAACTGGATGATGCCAAAAAATATAGTGAGGCATCCAAAAAAGCAAAAGAGAGATCAAGAGAGCATGATCCGAGAGAAGCGCTTGATCAATTTGAGACCTGGTTCAGAGAAATGGTTAATAAATATTAGTAAGTATGGCAATATATATAAACGGAACAACGATCTTAGCTGATGGGGTTGTTGAGCCAGTTAGCTTAACGGATGCAAAGAATTGGATGCGAATTGATTATACATCAGACGACACTTTAATACAATCACTGATAAATGGTTCAAGAATACATATTGAAAAACTAACTGGAGTAGCTTTTGTTAATAAGCTGCTTAAAACTTATATTCAATTAACTGGTTTTGAGCCGAGCGTATGGATGGTAGATTTGCCTTATGGACCAGTAATTTGTATAGATAGCGTGAGAATTAAGACGGGCATAAATAGTTGGGAGACATTAACAAAGAATGAAGATTATGAGGTGATTGCTGGCAAACTTTGGCTATATACTCAAGGCAATTATGAGATTCAATACCAAAGCGGTTATAGCTCAGTTCCAGAGGACATTGCAAATGATATTATGGCACTTGTGGCTTGGCAGTATGAGAATAGAGGCAAGAAGATGAATGCTGATCCTCAAGCACTTATAAGCCAATATCCTAATTGGAATGGTCTTAATTATCATCAATATAAAAAGGTTGTTATATAATGGCTGACGGAATATTTTTTCAAAATCAGAATAAAATATTTAATAAGCTAAAAGCTGACTTAAATAAATATTCAGAAGATTTGGTAAAACAAATTGATGCTGAAATATTTGCTTCTGCTGAAGAAATGGCTACAAGAGCCAAACAAAAAGCACCAGTTGATACTGGAAGATTAAGAACAAGTATAAAAGTTGAAAAAGACCCAAATAGTAAATTAGCTTATGATTTAGTTGCTAATGTAAGATATGCAGCATATGTTGAATTCGGTACTGGTCCAGAAGCTAAAGAATATACTGCAACCCTTGATTCAGAATGGAAAGAATATGCAGAATCATTTAAAACAAATAGACCTGGTGGACATACTCCAGCACAACCATTTTTTTATCCATCTGTAAGAGAAGTTTTTCCGCAAATGGTTAAGAGAATAGAAGATTTAATTAAAGGATAATGAAAGATTGCTCAAATAATGTAAGAACGATTTATGTAAATGCTTTAAATGGCAATATTTCATATAATGGTAAGGATGTACCAATATATGGACAAGACCCTTATAGAACATTGCCTAAAAATTATGTGATTATATCATCCATAACCGAACAAGCAAATAATACCAATAATACATTTCAAAATATAGTACAAGTAGATATAGACATTTTTAGCGAGCAATATAGAATTAACGATTTGTCAATAGTTGATAATATTGCTGGGCAAATTTTGAATATTTTGATCCCAGATAGCCAAATAGATGGATTTAGTGATTCAGATTTTATGGTATATCCTATGGCACGAATAAATTCTTTATATTTACCTTTGCGTAATGGGGACAACTATGTTGCCCGTAAAATAATAACAATAAACAATTTAGTAAACCAAAAATAAAACAACAATGGCACAAGTACAAGGTTCATTGCAAAACATCGAGATTGACGTAGCTGGTGGAACGTCATATTTAAACCTCGTATGTTTGCGCACATCTTCTGTTAATTCAACAGTAGATTCTACCACCGATCAAACAAATTGTGGAGTTCTTACTGCGGTAGGTGAGCCACAAATGAGTTTGGATTTTGATGCAATTTGCGAAACCGCACCTTCTGTATCACAAGTTTCTTATAGCTCATTGCTTACAGCATTTGCTAACAAAACACTTGTATCAGTAAGAGTTCAAAACCCAGTTGTAACTGGATCAAGCGCAGGTGCTGCTTATTATCATCAATTCAAAGGATATATTACTTCTTTGACTTTGAATCAAGCAACAACTGAATTTGTAAACTTTTCTGGAACAATAGCATCTACTGGTGCAATTGACGTAACTGCATAATTATGAATTATACTACTTTAACTATTGATGACAAGAAAATTGGCATCAAATTTGGTATGGCTAGCTTTCGCTATCTATCCGAAAAATTTTCAACTGGAATTGGATTTGAGAATAACGAATTAAACGAGATTGGAATAGCTCATATTTTATATAGTGGCTATTATAATAATTGTTTAATTAAAGAAGTTGTTCCAGAATATAATTTAGAATTTTTTGTAGATACAATTGAAAATAATTTAAAGAATGAAAGTTTTTTAACACAAATACAAGAAATTATTAAATTATGGGCTGAAAATGAGTTCATAAAAGAAACTCAAAAAGGAGAGCAGCCAAAAAAAAAGAGTACTCGTGGCAAGAAATAGAAGAGTTTGCTTTTGGTGAACTAAAATTATTGCCTGATCAGTTTTATAATATAAGTCCAAAGCATTTTTCTTTAATGCTTAATGGGCATAATGAATCTAAAGTTGATCAGTATAAGTTAGTTAGACTTTTAATGTTTACAATGGTGCGGTTGATGGGTGATCCAAAAACTGCACCAAAAACACCAGAGCAATTATGGGAGTTACCAGGTGATGAGGAAATTTCTAAAATTGACGAGGAAGAATATAAGGAAATATTTAAAAGATTGGCAAAATGAGCAATGGTACAAACGCTGAATTACAAATAGCCTTAAAGGCCAATGCCGATCAATTATTAGCAGCTATTAACAAAGCTGCTGGTAAAATAGATGAATTAGGTGCAAAAATAAAATCTTTACCAAGCGGTGATAAACAACTTAATAAATTATCAAGAGAATTAGCAAGAACAAGTGTTACACAACAAAATTTAATTAAATCTTTTGATAAGTTAGGAACAGAATCAGAAGGAACTGCACCTAAAATTAAAAAAACTGAAGATGCAACAAAAAATGCTAGAACTGCATTAACAAGTTTATCATTAACATTACAAGATTTACCATTTGGATTTATTGGTATTCAAAATAACCTTCCAGGTGTAATACAAGGATTTGGAAATTTATCAACTAAAACAGAAGGTTTAAAAGGTGTTACGGCAGCATTAATTACTCAATTAAAAGGACCTGCTGGTGTATTTTTAGCATTTAGTGCAGTTACAACGGTAGTAACTTTTTTAGTTCAAAAATATGGAAGTTTAGGAGGTGCAATAGATGCACTTATTGGAAAACAAAATAGTTTAACATCACAAATAAGTAAGTTTAATGATGAATATGACAAATCCATAATTAAACAACAATTAATAAGTCAGGTTACAAACGATGCAACTGCATCACAATCTGGACAAATTGCAGTTATACAAAATCTAACTAAAAAAGCAACTGATTTAACTTTATCTCAAGAGCAACAAAAAAATGCACTTGAACAATTACAACAAATAAGTGGAGATTATTATGGAGATTTAAAAACTGGTGCTAGCAATATTGATTTAATTAGGCAAGCAACAGAAAAATATTTAAAAGTAATTATTGCTCAAGCTAGAATTAGGAAGTATAGTGATGAAATTGATGCTTTACAAGAGCAAATTTACGAAAGCGAAAGATTACAAAAAGAACAAGATTTATTAATAAAATCTGACATTAAAAGAAATAATCAGATTAAGAA